CCAAGTTGATCAAAATCTTGGTGAGGAATTAGCCACTTGGTTGGAAAGTATCATAGGGCAAAAAGTTGGAAACGGTGTGCTTTTGGGATTCAACAGTTCCTTAAGCAGTATTTGGTTGCTAGATGATCCTGTTGTGCGTGTGCAGGTGGACTACGAGCTGGGTCCTTATGATACCAAAACTAAAAAGCCCACTGAATGGTTTGCTTACAGTCACAGCAGCCATTATGACGACATGGAAGTAGGCATTAAAGGTGTATTCCACAAGTATATAAATCGCGCCCTAGTGCAAGCACATCAAACCAAAAAGTATGTTGCAAAAGTTCAAAAACGTGGCGTTAAAATAAGTGATGAGCCTGTTCAAGACAGCAACTATAGTTTTGCTGTGACCAGTGCTCAAGGTGGTGGCCTTAGTTTGAAATACCGTCCTTACCTTGATCCTCAAACAGGTGAGCCTGCCACCAAAAAGAATATTCCCATAATGCAATATATTGAAACAGCAGATAGACATTATGTGCAAAACCTTGATCAGCAGTTTGAACTGATGTTTGGACGTAAACGCACGGAAGCTGATAGAAAACTGCAAGGTAGTTTTGTTGGCACAATTCAACTTATGAACAAGTATCTAAAACCCGAACAAAACCGTGCTGTAGTCGAAGCGTTTTATGATATTTTGTTTGGTGCTGGGGCACAAATGATCACAAAAGACGATCCGCAACGTGACCGCGATACCAAGTTCGCTGCTATTGACATCATGCTTTTGGGAACCAAAGACCACAAACCACTTAAAGTGCCAAATTCAACTCAACTGCGTCAGCAAGCTGTAAACATGGCAATAGATTACGAAAGCAAGTTTCGTAGCAGACAAAAAGAAAAAGGCATAATACAAGAAGCTCAAGATACACCTAGTTTTGCTAGAAAAGGTGTTCAACACATTTACAGTAGACTGCCTGACGGCCGTGCCAGCAGCATGGAGATGAAGGACGCAGATTTTATTAAACTTTGTCAGGAAATAGCTCAACTTGGTGGCAACTTGGATGATGTGCCTATTAACTTGAAAGTTGACGGGGCTGGCATACGTTTTGGTAGAGATCAAAAAGGCCAACCATTTTTTATGACTAGCAGGGTGGATCGACCAATATATGCCGAGGACCAAGGATTTTTCTCTAAATATGCAAAAGAACAAGGTCAAAATCAAGAACAACAAGCTCGAGCACGCAACTACGATCAAGTTTTGAAAATCATTACTGGCAGTGACTTTATCAAGAAAGTTCCAGTTAACACATTGGTTCAAGCGGAAATGTTATATAGGCCCATGGCCCAGCAAACTGAGGATGGTTTAAAGTTTGTTAATATCAGTTACGATCCCAAGGAACTTGGTAAGGTTATGACCTTGGTGCCATTTGCTTTTAAAAAGTTCAGCACAGGCACTGAACTACCTGAACAGCAATCCGCAGAAATCAAAAAGCAGTTGACGGACGCCAGCACAAGTGATGTAAAAATAATCAACAACCAACTGGAACATTCCGGGTTAGATGTCGAGAAAATAGTTGAGCCTGTTGCTGACCTTGATCCTAAAAATCGTGTTGCAAACAAAGACAAACTTGATGCTGCTAGAGAAAAGCTCAGTCAAACAATTTTGACCAGTCCCAAACTAAGAGGTAAAAATGTTCTTGGCAATACCATGGAAGGCATTATTGTCAACATGCCCAGTGGACAAGTGTTTAAAGTAACATCACCTCAAATGAAACAAGCCATGGCTGCCAAGACACCACCTGCTGTGAAAGGCAAGGCAAAAACTGCTGTAGTGGCTATTGGAAGTTTTGTGGGACACAAAGGTCATCAAGAGCTGTGGAGACTTACAAAAGAACAAGCACAAAAACTTCAAGCTGATCCTTATTTGTTCATAGGCAATGCAGTGGGAGTTGATGATCCCATACCACCTTCGGTCAAAACACAGACATGGCACAAGCTAGATCCTGAATATACCTCAAATATCAGTGCTGTTCAACAAGGAGGATCACTTATGCAAAAAATCAAGCATGAGTTGGTCAATCCACGTCCGGGACATGCTCCTCGTTATGATAACGTTGTTATAATGGTTGGTGAAGATCAAAAAGACATGCCACTAGCGCAAGCTATAATGAAATCTGTGAATAAGTTTCCTGGCTATGAACATGTCAAAGTCTCTCTTAATCCCACGCCGCGAACAACTGGCATGAGTTTTACCAAACTGAGAAACATCCTTAAAGATCCTCAAGCAAGTGACAAACAACAATATAATGTGTGGAGTCAAGGTTTTGATGAAACCACCCTGGGGCAAGATTGGATCAAGTATCTCATGGACATAACTCGCAAGGGCATGGGTGTTAGCCACAAACCACAACGTGATGAAAGTCGTTCTATCTTTCAAGAAGTCACAATGAAAGCAGGTCAGTAAATGCGACACCAGGAATTTATTCAACCACTTTGGGAAGCAAAAGGTTTATTTGGTCGCAAGCCTGGCGATGTTTTTACTGATGATAACAATCAATCAGCTCGCTTTACCAAAATAACCATGTATCCTGATAAGGATAGTTTTCCAGATATTGACCAATGTGATCAAGCCAAGCTGCAAATAGAAAAACAAACTGGGCAAAAAATCCTATGGGTTAATGCTCGTAACAAAAATTATCTAGCATTTGCTGTAGCAGAACTGGTTTTAGATAATGGCGAACCCATGCTTTGGGGTCGTCACTATCAAAGCGTTCCCAAAAACCTAATAGGCAGTTGGGGTAATAATGAAACTCCCGGCACTTGGCATTTGCAAACTCGCAGTGCCAAGAAAATGAAAACTGGACTAACACCTCAAGATTTGATAGGTAGTGAACAGGCATTTGCAAACACTGCACAACTACTAGATTGGATTGAAAGTCGCGGTGCTAATGAAGAAATCATGGCAGGACTACGTCAGCTAGCTCAAGGTCAAATGCCGGTATTTGAGAATCAAGCAGAAAATCTTGAAGCTATTAGAGACTACCTTGGTGAAATCATGCAGCCTATTGCACTTTGGCAGGGAATGATCGGAGGCGATGCTGACTTGGCCAGACGTGAAGTGCTACGGGCACCTTGGAAGTCATGTCAAGTTCAATGGCCTCAAGGAAAAAACAACAACTTGGTAGACAGCAACTTTGTGAGCAAAAAAGGTGCTGTGCTGGGAATCAGCAGCAAAGGTGCCAGCGGAGCCAATGCAAGCAGTGCAAATATTTGGTCAGCTATTGTGAAAGCACAGCAAAACAATCGCAGTGATTTGCTAGAAGAACATGCGGACATGATTGATATCATGCAAGTTATTAATGACAACTCTGCTGAAGAAGGACCCCTGAAGTTGGCTTTGCGTTTTGAGCTGATAACAACCAAACTAGCAAATGAAATTCGCTCAGTGGTGCAAAAAGACCTAACTGAGTCCAGCAAGCTATCTAAAGCAGCACAAGCTTTGTTTAATGAATATGGCAGTAAACAAGACGTACCAGGATTCAAAGTAGGTTATGTTTTGATTGCCAATGTAGCCAAAAATGTAAGTAAACATATCAATCTGATTCCATCGTTTGGTGAAGGTTGCTTGGCATTTTTAAACCAAGCAAGTATTTTGCAAGTTTATACACAAGCTCGTGTTCAAGGTAATAATGTTGCTGTAACTGGATTTTCTGCCATATATCCACCAGAATATAATGGCACAGTATATCTTGATGCAGGCAAAAGCTATTTCAGCAGCAGAATATCAGGTAAAATCAGTTTCAAATACAAGCCATTCAAATCTTCATAAATATTTGAAACTAGGAGTAGGCAATGGCAAAACTGAGTTTATGGCGCGGATTAGGCACCAAAACTCTTGACTACAAGTTTACTGACAAAATAATAGCTCAACAGTACCAAGTTGGTGGAGTGGAGTTTTATTTACATAAGTATCTGGGTCCCAACCCCAATGTTGCGGTTACGGACACCACTGTGAACCTAGATTTCACTGGTGCAGATTCCAGTGATCTTACCATTCAAGACGTGCTAAACATGGAAATAAGAGATCGTAGTTACGATCCCGACGTTTACAGTATTCGCGGACATTATGCTGTTAGTGATCAAGAATTTGATTTGCGACAGTTTGGCTTGTTTTTAAGTAACGAAACCCTTTTTATCACGTTTCACATGAACACCATGGTTGATTTAGTGGGGCGACGTATTACAGCTGGCGATGTTCTAGAGATCTTGAATCAACGTGATGATTTAGTTGAAGGCAGTGTTGCAGCCATAAGCAAATATTATGTGGTAGAGGAAGGCACTCGGCCAGCAGAAGGTTATGCACCTAGCTGGTGGCCACATCTTTGGCGTATCAAGTGCAACCCTATGAAAGACACACAAGAGTTCAAGGATATATTAGATAAACCGCTTTTGGATAGCTTGGGCAACCCTGTGTTGGATAACAGTGGAAACACTCTCACTGTGGGAGATGTGGTAAGCACACGTACAGCTGAGCTGGAAATAAATGATGCTATATTGGAACTTGCGGAACAAAAAGTGCCGTTCCGTAACGTTCAAGGAGCACAGTTTTATGTTTTACAAGGTGACTTAGACAAACCAGTAACTATTTGGGCTGGCGATGGTATTCCTCCCAACCAAAGCAAGCCTGTTGCCAGTGGAAATAGTTGGCCTGCAACTCCTCACGACGGTGATTACTTCCTTAGAACCGACTGGAGTCCAGCTATTTTGTTTACATGGCAAGCAAATCGCTGGCGGAGAACAGAAGCCAACTGGCGCGCACCTTGGTTGCCAGCAAACCGCTTGCTCGCAACATTCATCAACAACGACAATATAACTAATTTACAGGATGGTACAACTATTACACAAAAGCAGCCGCTTAACGAAGTTATACCTCCTAAACTTGATCCAGACATTATTTAAAAAAGGACCCTGGAATGATTACACAAGAACAACTACAACAATGCTTCCCAAAAACCTCAATGGAAACTTGGTATGAACCTTTTGTGCAAGCAGCAACTCGTTGGGAAATAAACACTCCACATCGCATTGCAGCATTTCTAGCACAAACTGGTCATGAAAGTGCTGATTGGAAAATACTAGAAGAAAACCTCAACTACAGCGGTGAACGTCTGCGTGTGGTATTTCCAAAATATTTTAGCAGTGATGCACAAGCACAACCGTATCATCGTCAACCACAAAAAATAGCGAACAGAGTTTATGGCGGACGCATGGGCAATGGTCCAGAAGAATCAGGCGAAGGTTTTAGATTTCGCGGACGTGGATTAATTCAGCTAACAGGCAAAAGCAACTATACTCGTTGCAGTCAAACAGTGTTTAGTGATGAAAGCCTGCTTGATGATCCCGACTTCCTTGTTACTCCCGACGGTGCCCTAGCCAGTGCTTGTTGGTTCTGGACAGCAAACAACTGCAATCCAGTAGCTGATCAACAAGATCATGTTAAACTAACCAAAATTATTAATGGTGGCACACATGGTTTGGATGATAGAATAGCTCGTTATAATCGTTATTTGTCAATAATTTCATAAAAGCATGGATCATTTTTACAGCGGACAACTACGCAACTATCGAATGCAGATTATTCGTGCATTTAGCAACTTCTCTGTGAAATATGGAGACGGCACGTTGCGTCGTGTCCCCTGTAGATATGGCGATCCCAGCCGCATAGCTGAAAATGTTGTGCGCGGCGGCAGTGAAAACAAGCTACTCAGTTGCCCTTTTATAACAGTGTTCATTCGTGACATTGCCATGAATAACACTCGCCGCCAAGATCCCACTTTGGTAGACACTGTGCAAGTTAACGAACGAAACTACAACACTGAAACACAACGATACGGTAATGATGTAGGCAACAGATATACTGTTCAACGTTAC